CCACTGTTTGCTAGTAGGCCTTGTAAGGCTGCGATTGCAAATTGATCTCTTAAATCCATGAGCTCAGCCTCCAAAAACCAATGAAACAAATAGTGAAATACCTAACCAGCTTAAGACGACCAAGACACAGAAGATGAAAGCTTCGATAGCATTCGCCTTGATAATGGCTAAACGAGGGGTGCGCATTTCTGCAGGAGTGGGGTGCTGGTAAAGCACAGGCTTTGTATTGCTTTCGTTTTTAACGAAAGTCGGTGTTTGACTATGTGATGCTGTTTGTTTCATACTTATCTCGCTTTAATGCAAGCCCGCTAGATTTCCAGTCCCTGCGGGCTTTTTTGTTTTTACCAGTTGGTGATAACCGCAATAACTTCACCACAATGAACAACCTTAAGTTCGCCATCACACACGATCAGGCTTGTGTGATTGGTGCCAGTTGCTAAGGTTTTAAATTGATTCATGGGCGTTCTCGGTTTATTAGGTACAAGACAAATATTAGGCAATCCTAATAAATAAGTAAATAGGTATTCCTAATATTTTTTAGTTTATTTTTGATAGGCGTAAAAAAACCGCCTAGATGGCGGTCATTTCATTAGGTGAATTATTTAGTAAGATCATTCTTGATTTCCCACTTTCCTTGGTTTGGATCGTATTCAGGGGATAGTGTGGCAAGAACATGGCCAATTCCAGAGATTCTTAAAGCATTGAGGTCATTAACAGGTTCAACAAACCCCCAATAAACCAAATTTCCTTTAGTAACTTTATCGCCATGCTTATCATTAAAGCCACTAACTAGGGTGGTTTTACCCACATCGGCTAGCTGGATGAGAAATTGCTGATTGCCATCTTGAGTTTGAAATACATCCTGGACGAGACCAAGATTTATTTTTCCAGGTTCCATGTTCGCTGCATAGTTTTTTGTAGCGAATTGAAAGGCGGCAAGATTGTTTTTGAAATGTAAGTTCTTCTGATGTGGTGCGTAAGGCTGCTTCTGTTTTGGCTCTCGTTTTTGTTCCACCTCCTTGGGCTTATCATTAAAAATCCATTCTTTCAGTTTTATTAAAACCTGATACCCCCAGGACATTAAGAGTCCTAGAGGAATAAAATAAAAGAACAGATGAAAGAACATGGAATCTCTTTTACCTGGCAGGTAGTAGCTATTAAATAGATCCTCAA